GCCATGGATTTTGGTGGACAGGATGTACATCAAACGTTCGCGGACCTATACGGGACGAGTTACAAAGAAGCGAAAGAGCTCACGTTTAAGCAACTATACGGAGGCGTTTTTAAAGAGTATGCGCACCTTGAATTTTTTCAAAAAGTAAGTAAATTTATTAATTCCAACTGGAATGAATTTAATAATTCGGGGCAAATTGTGGTTCCGGGTTCGGGTTATATCTTTAAAAAAAGTGAGTTGGATAATATGAATCCACAAAAGTTGTTTAATTATGTTTTACAAAACTTGGAAACGTCAACAAACGTTTGTATCTTGATGGAGATACATAAGCTTTTAAGAGGCAAAAATACAAAGTTAGTATTATATACGTACGATAGTTTTTTGTTTGATTACGATGCGAATGAGGATTTAATAAATGAGATAGAAAATATATTTAAAAATAAAGGTCTACAAATAAAGGTTAAAAATGGAAGCAGTTACGATTTTGAATAGTTATTATGATATTTATTGGGAGCAAACCCAACTAAATATTAAAGATTTGAATAACAAGTTATTTTGTACATTCGTCGATGAGGACGCACTTGATGGTATGGTTGACAGTATATCAAGAGCATATTCTATTATGTACAATAAGATGTTCGTGTTATTTGTTAAAAGTACGGGTGAATATGTAATTACATACAACGTTGAACAAGCCAACGTAAACAATATACCAGTAAATACTATTTTAGTTCACCGTAAAAAAGAAACAAATACACTATATACAATTAATGCCCTAAACGACTTAATTAAGAAATTAAATGGTGGAGTAGTTGATACTTCATATCGCGTGAACTGGCAGCACTATAAAAATTGTATTCTCTTAACTCAAAACGGAGACTTAAAACAACTTAATACAAAAGTTTTTAAGATTGTTGAACTTTAATTTGGTGATTGCACCAAAGGTTATTATATTAATGTTACAAACAAAATTTGATTAGTTATGGATTTAAATGAAATGCGAAATCGACTGTCTGCAATGCAGTCAAAACAATCCGGTAAAGGCAACGGAGAAAAAAAATCTGTCTTTTGGAAACCCTCAGTAGGTAAACAAGTAATTCGTGTTGTGCCCTCTAAGTACAACAAGAAAAACCCATTTACCGAAATGTATTTCCATTATGGTATTGGAAAAAATACTATGGTATCTCCAACCAATTGGGGTGAAAAAGACCCAATCGTAGAATTTGCTAAACAATTGCGTACTACTAGCGACAAGGAAAACTGGCGTTTGGCTAAGAAATTAGACCCAAAAATGCGTGTTTTTATCCCTGTAATTGTACGTGGTGAAGAAAGCGAAGGTGTTAAATTGTGGCAGTTTGGTAAGGAATTGTATATGGATTTCTTGAACCTTGCTGACAATGAGGATGTTGGTGATTTTACCGACATTAATGAAGGTCGAGATATTACCTTGACTACTGTAGGTCCTGAAGTGACAGGCACAAACTACAACAAAACAACTATTATGCCTAAGGTTAAAGTAACTCCTTTGGCAGATGACAAAGCAACAATTGAGGCGTTGCTTGAAAATCAACCTAATCCAATGGAAGTGTTTAAGCGCTATTCATTTGAAGAAATGAAGTCTGCACTTCAAGAGTGGTTGTCTCCTGAAGACGAGCACGAAGAGGGTGACATCATTGATGATGAAAAGGAAGAAGAAGTAGTTGAAGCTCCTGCTAAACCTTATGTTTTGAAAACCCCTGCGGCTGAAAAAGTAAGTAAAGCAGATAAGTTTGATGCTTTGTTTGACGAAGACGACGATCTACCTTTCTAATTTAAAACAATATGGCAAGAAGTAAAAAAAGCGAATCGCTAACGGCTGCTCTATCCTCTGAACTTAGGTCAAACTTTGATTTGTCTAAGTTTAAGGAGAAAAAAATGCTAAATTCAAATGTTAAGTTTAAAGAGCAGAGATGGATTCCACTAAGTGGTGCATTCCAGGAAGTAACCTCAGTACCTGGAATCCCTATGGGCCATATTGTACTTCTTCGAGGTCACAGTGATACAGGTAAAACAACTGCAATGATTGAAGCAGCAGTGTCTGCTCAAAAAATGAATGTTCTACCTGTATTCATTGTAACCGAGATGAAATGGAATTGGGAACATGCTACTCAAATGGGTCTTCAAGTAAAAGAAATTGTAGATGAACAAACTGGTGAAATTTTGAATTACGAAGGTAATTTCATTTATGTTGACCGTGAAACACTACACACTATTGAAGATGTAGCAGCATTTATTTTGGATTTGTTAGATGAACAGAAAAAAGGTAATTTACCTTATGATCTATTATTCCTTTGGGATTCAATTGGATCAGTTCCTTGTGAATTGTCTGTTAAATCAAACAAAAACAATAACGAGTGGAATGCTGGAGCAATGTCAACTCAATTTGGAAACAACGTAAACCAGAAAATTACATTGTCGCGTAAAGAGTCTTCACCTTATACTAATACTTTAGTATGTGTAAATAAGGTTTGGACAGCAAAAGCGGAAGTACCTATGGGTCAACCTAAGTTGATGAACAAAGGTGGTTTCGCTATGTGGTTTGACGCTACATTTGTAGTAACATTCGGTAATATTTCAAACGCTGGTACCAGTAAAATCAAAGCTATTAAAGATGGTAAGCAAGTCGAATTTGCAAAACGTACAAATATTCAAATCGACAAAAACCACATTAATGGTGTTCAATCTAGAGGTAAAATTATTATGACTCCTCACGGGTTCATTAATGATACTGACAAGGAACTTAAAGCATATAAAGATGCTCATGCTAATGAGTGGATGAAAGTTTTAGGTGGTATGGATTTTGACATTTTTGAAGAACAAGATTCATTCGAACCAGAAAGTATCTTTACCCAGGAACCAGATTAATATGAAGAAGAATGAATTATTTAAACTTCTCGACAATGTTGTAGAGGAGAATGAAATTGTATCCAGTAAAAAGTACGACCGTGTACTCCTAATTGATGGTTTAAATTTGTTTTTTAGAAATTTTGCCATGATGAATATTGTAAACCCTCAAGGGATACACGTTGGAGGTTTAGGTGGATTCATTCGTTCATTAGGTTCACTAATTAATCAAATTCAACCCACATCAGTGTTTGTAGTGTTCGATGGGATGGGTTCTTCCACAAACAGGAAGAACCTACTCCCCGAATACAAATCAGGTCGTAATCAACACCGAATTACAAACTGGGAAGTATTTGAGGACCTAGAAGATGAAGATGATGCCAAAATCAGTCAAATTGTTCGTATTGCTCATTATCTAAAATGCCTGCCTGTTAAAACAATTGCTATTGATAAAGCAGAAGCTGATGATATTATAGCGTATTATAGCGATTTGCTTCCTAAAACATACGGTTCCAAGGTTTTTATAGTATCATCGGATAAAGACTTTGTACAACTGGTAAATGACGATGTTATTGTGTATCGTCCAATCGAAAAAGAATATTATACTAAAGATACTGTAAAAGAAAAATTTGGTGTATTAGCTGAAAACTTTATTCTTTATAAAATGTTAATTGGTGACAATTCAGATAAAGTAGCAGGTGTAAAAGGATTAGGAGCTAAAGGATTATTTAAAAAATTTCCTGAATTATCTACTGATATATTAACATTAGATGACCTTTTTGATTTAGCAGAACAGAAACATAAGGAGCATGTTATTTATGCTCGTATCGCTTTCGAACGTGATAGACTAGAGCAAAATTATAGAATTATGGACTTGAAAAACCCTTTATTGGATGATGGTGATAAAGAGTTTCTTCAAGCTTTTGCAGAATCAGATAATATAGCTTTGAATACTGAAGCTTTCTTACGATTTTACCACGATGATGGTTTAGGCCATTTAATCAAAAATGTAGAATTTTGGGTTAACGACACATTCAAAGTATTAAATAGTTTTAAGTAAATAAGTTATATGACATTATCAAACCTTTCGCAATATGGTATTGCATTTCAAATCAAAGTATTATCCTCACTCTTAACACACAAAGAGTTTCTACTCAACATTCATGATGTTATTAGTGAAGATTACTTTGACAACCAGGCACAGCGCTGGATTATCAAGGAAATTATAAAATATTATCAAAAATATCATACTACACCTTCAATGGATGTTTTGAAGGTAGAATTGAAAAAAATTGACAATGAAGTATTACAAGTATCTGTTAAAGAACAGCTTCGTGAAGCTTACAAAGCTTCTGATGAGGATCTTAAGTATGTTGAAGAAGAGTTTTCTAACTTTTGTAAAAATCAGCAACTTAAGAAAGCGTTGTTGTCAAGCGTAGAATTTTTGAACGCGGGAGATTATGATACAATTAGATCTCTCATTGATAACGCACTTAAAGCGGGTCAAGACAAAAATGTTGGACACGAGTATAATAAAGATGTTGAATCTCGTTATAGAGAAGATCACCGAGTTGTAGTGCCTTGTCCTTGGAGTTTATTTAATGATTTGCTTCAAGGAGGATTAGGAAATGGAGACTTTGGTTTGATTTTTGGTAATCCTGGTGGTGGTAAATCTTGGACACTTATTGCTTTAGGTGGTTATGCTGTTAAAATGGGCTATAATGTTTTACACTATACTCTAGAATTAGGTGAAGATTATGTAGGCCGTCGTTATGATGCTTTCTTTACCAACACCCCAGTAAACAAAATTACTGAGAAAAAATACCGAGATAAAGTAGAAGAAACAGTTACAGATTTACAAGGTCAATTGATTATTAAAGAATATTCTCCTGGTAAAGCATCTATGTCTACTATTGAATCACACATTAAAAAATGTATTGATCAAGGTTTTGCTCCTGATTTAGTTATTATTGATTATGTAGATCTTCTTCGTTCAAAGAAAACGAATCGCGAGCGTAAAGATGAGATAGATGATATTTATGTTAGCACAAAAGCTTTGGCACGCGAATTAAACATTCCTGTTTGGTCTGTTTCACAAGTAAACCGAGCTGGTGCAAAAGACGATATT